CTCCTCCGGAAATTCTATTGGTATGAGAACTCCATTTGGGTCTTGAACAAGATCACCAACTATTCACTCACCACCTATGACCCTGTAGAGTGTGAGTTTGTGCAGGTGCAGGACAAGGGCAACTATTTGACAGGACAATCTTATTGATATGGCAGAAGAAACAATCACCATCCTCAAGGTAGGAACGGAGGAGGCGGTCAAAAGTGTAAATGACCTCAAGAACAACATCAAGATCCTCAAGGACAACCTTGGGGAACTTGAGATTGGTACAGAGGAATACCAAAACACCCTTGATGAACTCAAGGTCAATCAGAATGCCCTCAAGGATGCGATGTATGCCACATCCGCATCAATGGAGGATCTTGCCAAGGCTGCAACCGGGACATCAGAGACCTACAACTCCCTGGTGCATCGGATGGCAGCACTCAAGGAGGAACTCCGGAACACAGACATCTCCACAGACCGGGGCAAGCAGAGATTCCAGGAACTTGCCGGGCAGATCAATGAGGTCAATGACAAACTCAAGGAGATGGATGCCCTCCAGGGCAACTATCAGAGGAATGTGGGCAACTATGAATCTGCATTCAAGGGATTCTCCAAGTATGCAGACACATTCAAAAAGGGTCTTGATGCAACCAAGGGTGGAGTGATGGGTGTCAAGAGTGGGTTTGATGCCCTCTCCGCATCCCCTGTTGTGGGAACAATCTCCATCCTCATATCCCTGTTCATGAAACTCTCCGACTCCCTCAAGGAGGATGAGGAGGGAACAAATGCGGTCAAAAAGGGGATGGATGCCCTCAAGCCTGTCATGGATTTCTTTTCCGGACTCCTGGGGAACATCGTTGACATCCTTGCAGATCTGATCACCAAGATTGCATCCTTTGTCTCCTCCAATGGTCTGTTCAACAAGATCATCCAGGGAGTGGTTGGTGTGGGCAACTCCATCCTCAAGTTTGTGGTTGCACCATTCAAGGGTGTGATTGCTGCCATCAAGGTGTTCAAGGAGCAGGGAGTCAAGGGTCTTGGGGATGCTGCAAAAGCCTTTGGGCAGGAGATGAAATCCGGTGTGGCATTCAAGGAAAATTTCCAGGCAGGACAGGCGGTTGCAGACACCATCATTGCAGGGGCAAAGAGCAAAAAGAAAGATGCCAAGGATGCCGGAAAAAATCTTGGCAAGGATCTCAAGGATGGACTCCTGGAGGGAGTGGACAAACTCCAGGAGGAAATTGACAAGCAGTTGGAGGCGGACATGGCTGCAATCATGAAAGCCTATGAGGAGGAGAACAAGGCTGCAGTCAAGAAAGCGGAGGACAGGCTCAATGCCCTGGACAAGGCGGTCAACCACCAAAAGGAACTCAACTCCATCATGGTGGAGGATGACCAGGAGAGGGCAGCAAAGGAATATGAGATTGAGCAGACTGCAAACCAAAAGAAACTTGACCTCCTGGATCAGTTCAAAAAGGAGGCTCTTGATCGGGGTGACCTGGATGCCTACCTTGCATTTGACCAGGAGAGGGCAGACCTCTCTGTGGAGATAGAGACCAATGCCCTCCGGGAGAAAATGAGACTCCGCAAACAGGATCTCAAGGATGCGGAGGAGAAAGCCAAGGCACAGAAAGCAATCCTCAAGGGGGTTGCCTCTGCCACATCCGGAATCCTGGGATCTATTGCAGACATGTATGAGGAGGATGAGGAGAATTCAGAAAAGAATGCGGACAAGATCAAGGGGTTGAGGATTGCTGCTGCAACCATTGACACCCTCTCCGGAGCAATAGGGGCATTCATGCAGGCATCGGAGACCATCCCTCCTCCCTATGGTCAGATAGTGGGTGCAATCTCTGCTGCTGCGGTTACTGCTGCAGGTATTGCGGAAATTGCCAAGATCAAGTCCACCAAGGTAAACGGATCATCCGGATCTGCTGCGACTCCCACCTCACCTGCAGTTGCATCTGCTCCAACCCTCACCACAGAGGTTGCCAATGTGAGGAGTCTCACCTCCGCATCAGAGGAGGACAGGCTCAATCAGATGGCATCTGATCAAAGGGTGTATATTGTTGCCTCTGACATTGAGGCATCACAGAATCAGATCAAGACACAGGTTGCAGAGTCCTCATTCTGATGACCTGTTTACAGATTTGAGGGTTTCTATATCTACAGGAAAAACACTATATGATTGTCACAATAGGAGGCATCCCTGTGTATGATGCGGTCATCACCGATGATGAGACCGGAATGTTCCGGATCTCCCTGGTGGATGACCCTGCAGTCATGTCCAATTTCCAGGCATTTGATGCTAAGAAAAAGCCTATGATGTACGCAATCCAGGATGAGGAAAAGAGACTTGTCCGGGGGTGCATCATGAGGGCAGATTTCCCCATCTACCGCAGAGATGAGCAGATGGGAGAATACTATATCATCTACAAGGCGGAGGAGATCCGAAAGATGGCAGAGAAATACCTCCTGGAGGGCAGGCAGAATGATGTCAACCTCATGCACCAGGAGGGATCTGATGTGGATGGTGTCCAAATGGTGCAGTATTTCATCAAGGGTGATGGTATCCAGGTGGATGGCTTTGATGATTGTGCAGACGGATCTCTCTTTGGGGAATTCCATGTGGTCAATGATGAGATTTGGGCAGAGATCAAGGCAGGCACATACAAGGGTTTTTCCCTGGAGGGTGTCTTTGACCTTGTTCCGGAACAGAACAAGGATGAGATCCAGGAGATTGTTGACCTCCTGGATGGTGCATTCAAACGAATTTTCAAACCAAATACATTTATGAGCAAACTTTCCAAATTCAAGGCTGCTTTTGCAAAGATGTTGCAGGAGTTTGGCAATGTCACCACCGACAAGGGAATCATCTCCTGGGATGGTGATGAGGATCTCAAGGCAGGTGATTCTGTCTATGTTGAGGACTCCGAGGGTAACAGGACTCCTGCTCCGGATGGAGACTACAAGACCGATGACAACAAGGTGATTGTTGTTGTTGAGGGCAAGGTCTCCGAGATCAAGGATGCGGAGGCAGAGGTTGAATCCGATTTCATTGAAACCGACAAGGGCAAACTTGAGTGGGACAATGAGGATGAGGATCTCAAAGCCGGGGATGCAGTTTACATCACCGATGAGGATGGCAACCGCAATCCTGCACCGGATGGTGACTACACCACCGATGATGGCAAGGTCATCAAGGTCTCTGATGGCAAGGTCACCGAGATTGTGGACAAAAAGGCAGAGGTCTCCGAGGAGGAGGTCAAGGCAAAACGCATCTCCAAGTTCAAAAAGATCAAGGAGGCATTTGAGGAATCCTATGCCGACAAGATGGAGAAGATCCGGGAGGCAATCTACAAACTCCGCAACTCTGATGACTATTGGTATCTCTATGATGCCGGAGATGACTATGCAGTCATTGAGGTCATGGATGAGGAAACCTGGGAGAGTCATTATTTCCGTTATTCCATCAAGTGGAATGAGGATGGGTCTGCAGAGGCATCCGATGAGACGGAGGTGAAACTCATGTTTGTCCCTATGGACATGGAGTCTCCCTTTGCCAAGGGCAATGAGGAGGAGATGGCTGCTCTCAAGGCGGAGAACAAGTCCCTCAAGGCACAGGTGGAACAGATGAAAAAGGTCTCTGCAGCCAAACCTGCACATGAGGAGGTCAAGGAGTCTGTTTCCATGTCCAAGTCCGGTGACAAGCGCATTGACAACCTGCGTAGAATCCTCTCCGCAAAGTAAAATGTTACACAATCCGCCAATTGGATATTTAACGGAAAAAAACAACTAATTCTTACAAATATGTCGCACACAAACTTTGTTGTCAGCGGTCTGTCCGCTTACATTGAGCAGTCCAAAGATCTGCTCCTCAAAAACATCCTTTTCGGCAAGGGTAGCCGGGAGAGAATGACCATCCAGCCTGGTGTCAAGTACAAGGAGCATCTCCACATCTTTGATGTTGACCCTGTTTTTGGCGATGCCTCTGATTGTGGTTTCACCGCAGCCGGAACTGCAACCCTTTCCGAAAGGCTGATTGAGGTTGCTGCCCTCAATGTTGACATGGAGATCTGCCCCAAGAATCTCATTGGCAAGTATGCCGAATATGAGGTTGCAACCAGGGCAACAGAGAATCCCCTCCCCTTTGAGGAATACCTCATGCAGGGCATCATCGCAGGTATCAACCGCAAGATTGAAACCATGATTTGGCAGGGTGACAAGACCAATGCCTCTTCTGATCCTGTCAAGAAATGGATCAATGGCATCATTGCCCTTGCAAACGCATCCGTCACCGCATCCACAGGTGTCATCTCCGTCACCATGACCGGACTCAATGCCTATGAGGGTGTGATGGCAGTCTACAATGCCCTCCCGGAGGCAGTCCTGGAATTCGGTGCAGAGATCTTTGTCTCTCCTGCCATTTTCCGTGCCTTTGTCCAGAGCCTTGTCAACCTCAATCTGTACCACTACAATCCCGGTCAGCCTGTTGATGAGGTGCTGATTCCCGGAACTGATGCCAAGGTTGTTCTGACCTATGGTCTTGCAGGTACATATTCCGTCATCGGCACTTATGGCAAAAACCTTGTCTATGGTACTGATGGCGAAAACGATGAGGAGGTCATTGATGCCTGGTTCAGCCAGGATGACCGCACCTGGAAACTCGCAGTTGAGTGGAAATCCGGTGTGCAGATTGCATTCCTTGACCGCCTTGCCATTGGCACATGGGCTGCTGCTCCCTCTGCTGCTGCAGGAGTCGCTGCCGGAATTGCATCCCTCGCTGCCTCCAATGATGCCATTGCGGATGTCCTGGATAATGTCCACGATGAGACCAACAAGGCTATCACCACCAAGGCTGCTGTATAGACAGGCGTAGGCTGAACATAAACCAGGGGGTGGGTGGTCTCACCCATCCCCTTTTCATTAACCATTAAAAACAGAAAGATATGTCCTGCATTCAAACCCTTTCCGGACTTGCAAAGGATTGTGCTGCCAATATGGGTGGCATTGTGGAGGTGATGATTGCCAATTTTGCTGATGTCACAGGTGTGACCATCACAGATGGTGTTGTCTCCGCAGTCACTATGGCAGCAGATGCCAAGTTCAAAAAGTATAGTTTTGCCAAGAACACCGGGTCTCTGACATCCACCTACAACATTGATGCTGCCTCCGGTGTCAAGTATGTGACCTCTGACCTGCTCCTGCAGTTCAACCGCATGGAGACATCCAAGAGGGTTGAGATCACTGCCCTTTCCCTGGGTGACCTGGCAGTCATTGTCAAGGATGCCAATGGCAAGTATTGGTATCTTGGCAAGGATGAGCCTGTCAATGCCTCCGCAGGTGATGGTCAGACCGGAACTGCAAGAGGTGATGCAAACAGGTACACCATCACCCTCCAGGATGAATCCCTTGAGATGCCCTATGAGGTTGATGAAACCATCATCCCCTCCATCGTAGCCTAATCCCACCTTACCTCTGATGTGAGACCTCCGATCCTCCCGGATTGGGGGTCTCTTGTTTTACAGAAAACCCGGTTTCTATATCTATAGGAAAAAACGAAATGATCTATCTGCAGAATACAACAGAGTCCCAGGTGATGTTCATCCCCAGGAGTGATGCAGTCCCACAGGGTGACTTGGTGTTCAAGGCAAAGAACACCATAGACCTGGAGGTGGAGATCAATGAGGTGGTAACGGATCTGCAGACATCTGATCTCTATTTCAACCTTGCCATCTCCCTCCCTGCGGGTCTCCCCAATGGGGAATATGAATACACCCTTGCGGTTGGTGAGATCCGTCTCTCCACAGGACTCCTGGTGGTTGGGGAGAATTCCCATCCAAGCGAATATAACAAAGAAATAACATATGAGCAGTACGAAACAGAATAACACCAAGAGAGCAGGATTCTCCTTTGCTGCCATAGATACCTATGTGGAGCAGAATATCATTCTGCCTACCGAAAAAGTCCTTTCGGCAAGGGACATGGTAGAATGGGGGACAAGGAATGCATATCCGGACTATCTCCTGGATCTGTACAACAATGTCCCCACATTGAGATCCATCATCAATGGCAACATTGACTATGTGGCAGGAGATGATGTCTCCATCACTCCACTCCAGGAGGAATATGACAACCAGGAGATGAACAAGAGGGGTGACTCCATCCGGGAGCAGGTCAAGGACATTGCAAAGGATTATGAGGTCTACGGAGGATTTGCATTGCAGGTGATCCGCAATCTTGCAGGAGAGGTCGCAGAGGTTTACTACATTGACATGAGGTTTCTCCGTACCAACAAGGAGTGTGATGTGTTTTACTATTCCGAGAAATGGGGCAAAGGAGGCAGGGATGTGGTTGTCTATCCTGCATTCATGCCCAACCTGGATTGGAACTCCCTGTCCGATGATGAGAGGCAGAGACATGTCTCCTCCATCCTCTTTGTCAAGAATGTCCACACCCAGGTCTATCCTGCACCCCTGTATGCTGCATCAGTCCGGGCATGTGAGATTGAGAGACAGATTGATGAATTCCACCTCTCTGACATCAATAACCATTTTGTCTCCTCTGCCATCATCAATTTCAACAATGGTGACCCCGGACAGGAGATGAAAGCCGAAATCCTCCGGGAACTGAATGAAAAGTTTACAGGTGCATCCAATGGGGGCAGGCTGATGGCTGCATTTAATCCCAACAAAGACTCTGCGGTTGACATCAAGGAATTCAAGGTGGAGGACTTTGGTGAGAGATACAAGGCTCTTTCCCAACATTCCCGGACACAGATTTTCACCGCATTCCGGGCAATTCCCCTGCT